TCTCCATGTAGTATTCAGCTACACTGCATATCTCATTGTAGCGATTGGTTACTTTCTTTCGTGTAGTCTTTATCTCATGCCCTTGTAGCTTCAACTCAAAGATTCTAGCCGCCACTTGCGTGATGCCTAGTTCTTCAAAAGCATTTAGGCAGGTTAGTTTCTTGCCTTCTTTTAGATAATCTAAAACTCTCTCTACTTGTGTCATTGTGTACTCCTATTTTGGATAGTTTTGAATTGGGTAATTTAACGCTTCCATATATATTTTTTTTTGCCTCTTGTTTCCGACAAAGATTACATATCTATGTTTTGGGCTTCTATAAACTCTTTTAGTTTTATCGCCTAAACTGTGTCTACTGTGCTTTCCGTTTGCTGATGCTTGGTCAGTTCTTCCTTTTGTTGTGCCAGTAAATAAAAAGTTTGTAGCCTGATAAACATAACCTGTATGTTTTTGTGCTGTGTCTGCATAACTGACAATAATTTTTGGCTTTGGTAATAGCTTCAAAGATTGTGCTATAAGATAACTCGCTTCATTTTTGTTGTTATTAATTAACACAAGTCTATTTAATTCTATCACATCCTGCTTAAATTCAATTCCACAAATACCTTTGCATAATGTATGTGATGCAGGTGAGCCATAAGATATAAGACCAACCATTTTTTCACCATCAAACAAACCGAAAGCATAAGATATTGATGGCATCCTTTTTGCGTAATGCACATTCAGTATTAAATCTTTAGTTTCAGCATAGCTTATTTGCTTAACCTTCAATCCTTTCATAACTCCCCCAGTTAATGTTAGTTAGCCCATGATCTATCGGTTAGCGCATCTTCAATATCGCGCTTCTTAATGTTGCCTATTTGATTCGGGTTTTTAGCCACCTTAACAGGGGCTTCAACCTCATCTTCCCACCTTGCATTATTTAGATAAGTTGACGCATGGGGTATGAATGTCTTGTTAGCATCACTCCACTCGCCATGTTTAATCCTCAATGCAATGTTTTCAGCTATCATCTTTACAGTATCGTCATCAAGTTTGAGTTTGTCCCATGCTTTCCTTGCCTGTGCCTTGCCAACCTTTCTTGGGTAAACAGTCCAGAATGACTCAAAATGATCTATATTATTAACTGTAATATTAGATGTAGTATTAACTGTATTATTATCCTTAAACTTTTCTTTAATACCCCCATTAACTTTTCTTTGTGGGGTATTTAAGTTTTCTTTAATAGGGTCATTAACTATTCTTATATACCTGTTTAAGATTTGTTTAGTACCCCCATCCTGCTCCATCTCAATGCTGATGTAGCCTGCGTCTTTTAGATTACCTATCCACTTGCTGACAGATACCTTGCTCACATTGTATAGTTTTGCAAAGTAACCGTTGGTTGCCCAACAGTATCCTCTCTCATTGCACAACGCAGTGATCTCACCATAAAGTAACTTGGCGTTAGGCGTTAGACTATCATCGTATCTGACGTTGGCAGGGATGATTGCGTAGTAGCCTCTATCCATGTTCACCTGCCCTGATAAACTCGCTGACTGGTACTTGGAATAGATCAGACAGTGCAACTAGTGTGGCACAGCTTGGATCGCGGTGGTTGTTTCTTATCAAACTGACAGTAGCAGGGGATAGTCCACCCTCTCTGGCTATGTCGGCCTGTGTCATGCGGTGTGTCTTCATATAAAAGTCTAGCGATTTGTTAATATCCATGTGGATCTCCTTAGTTGTGAGTTGTCAGATTACACCATTGTAAAATAAATTGCAAACTTTTTGTTGACATGGGTGTAAACATTGACTAATATGTAATCTCACAAACACAAATTAGAGGATAGAAACATGAATAGACCATTGATATTTGAGGATTACGATTACAGTAAAGCCTCAACCCAGTTCCCTTTGATCGAGCCATCGTCTACTGAGAAAGAAGTAGAAGATACTGCATGGCAATACAGTATTGACCTGATGGATAGTGATCCTACAATCTTGCAAGAAGCATTTATAGGTGAGCATATAGGTGATTTAGGTATGATGGAAGTTTATCACCGTCAGGTACTTCGCTCACTTGCTGATCGTAATTATGAAATGATAGGCATACTTGTGGAGTCGGCTATAGCAGAACTCAATAAGGAAACAATAGCTTACATTCACGAACATCAGTATGAGTTGGAGAGAAGAAATGTCTGATTTAAATAACCTTAATGATTTTGACCGAGGCGAGTTCGATGCCTTGCATGGATACCCTGCGCGTGAGTGCGATACTGAAGCCTACTACTTGGGGTATGGTACACAGTATGCTAAAGACCAGAACGCTACATGGTATAGTGAGAAACAGTTTGAAGAAATAATGGGGGGTGCATAATGAGTAACGTATGGACAACACTGTCAGCGATTGACGTATCAAAGCACATCGAGAAGAAGGGTAACCTGAGTTACCTTTCTTGGGCATACGCTTGGGGTACACTGATGACCCATTACCCTGATGCTAGTTACTGTTACTTCGAGCCTAACATAGACCAGAATGGCACTGTCGAGGTAGAGGTAGAGTTGACTATCGAGGGTATCACTAGGCGTATGTGGCTACCAGTGATGGATCACAGGAACAAAGCCATCGTAAACCCAACATCAAGAGATGTGAGTGATGCTAGAATGAGATGCCTCGTTAAGTGCATAGCTCTTTTTGGGTTGGGCTTTAGCCTATATGCAGGGGAAGACCTGCCTTTAGTGCTTGTTGATAATCCTATCAGTGATGACCAGTCAGCCAAGTTGAAAGGATTGCTTGAGCAGACAGACAGTGATGTTAGAAAGTTCTGTCAGGTGTTCAAGTGTAAGACTGTTGATGAGTTATCAGTAGCCCAGTATGACCGAGCATTTTCTATGTTGGAGAAGAAACTTGAGAATACTGGAAGCTGAACAGGGCACACAGGAATGGCTAGACGCTAGGTTAGGTAGACCCAGTGCTAGTCAGTTCTCAAAGCTAATCACTACGGCAGGGAAGCCTAGTGCCTCGGCTGATGATTATATCAGTGAGATGATTGCAGAGAGAATCACAGGGGAGCGTGAGCCAATCTTTGTAAATGAGTGGATGCAGAGAGGGACTGAGTTAGAGCCTGAAGCCAGAGCAACCTATGAATTTATGCATGGAGTTGATGTTAAGGAAGTAGGCTTTATACTAGATGACTCAGGTGAGTTCGGTTGCAGTCCTGATGGATTGATTAATGATGATGGGGGTGTAGAGTTTAAATGCCCATCACCAAAGAACCACATAGCATGGAGTAGAAAGGGCGTATGTCCGAGTAAACACTATGCTCAGGTACAGGGTTGCTTGTACATTACAGGCAGAGAATGGTGGGACTTTATGTCCTATCACCCTGAGATGAAACCTTTTGTTGTGCGTGTTGAGCGCGATGAAAAGTTTATAAATAAACTGGCTGACCAGATTAGTCTAGCCGTAGAGGAAATCAAATCAGAAGTGAGGAATTTAACATGAGTAAGATAGGCGTATCACTGTCGTTAGATGTAACAAAGATCGACAAATCAAGATTGAAAGAAGTAACTAAAAAAGATGGGTCAGTAGCTAAGTATCTAAACCTGACCACCTTTATTAACCCTGCTGAAGAAGATCAGTATGGCAATCATGGGTTCATTGCACAATCTCAAACAAAAGAAGAGCGTGAGTCTGGTGCAGAGCGACCACCCATTCTAGGTAATTGTAAGGTTATCTACACTGAGGGTGGGCAACCTAAAAAACAAGATGACTTTTTAAGTGAAGACGTACCATTCTAAGGGGTGAAACATGGCTAAGAAGAATGTAGAAAAAGCAATCAAAGAGGCTCACGATTCAGCAGACAAGGCTATCGATGAAGCACAAGCAGAACTCAGGGAAGCGCGACAAGACCTGATGACATGGCTCAAGAAAGAGTACACGTTCAAGCGTTCTGAGCTAATTGTTTTGGGCAGTGGCGTAGCAGTTGTCATTGCAACACTAATACTCCTCTAGGTTAGGGCGTTAGCCCGTGTAACTGGCGTGGTTCACCAGTAACCGAAACGAACCATTACAATTTGGTATGTACTGTATAAAAAATCAGCATTAGAATTTATTTTTGGAATCACTATAATACGCACTGCGAGGTAAGAGAATGACCAAGCATCTAGTAATACCCGATACCCAAGTTAAACCGAATCAACCTATTGACCATCTAAGATGGGCAGGACTGTATGCTGTCGATAAAAAACCAGACGTTATCATTCATTTGGGCGACCACTTTGATATGCCAAGCCTCTCACGCTTTGACGTTGGCTCGCGCTCCTTTGCAGGTAGAAGATACACCGCAGATATTGAGTCAGGCATCAGGGCAATGGAAGCCTTTATCGACCCCATCAGGCAGGAGCAGAAAAGACTCATTAAAAATAAGCAAAAGCAATGGAATCCAAGAATGGTCTACACTCTCGGAAACCATGAACAAAGAATTGAGAGAGCTATTGAAGCCGATGAAAAACTTGAGGGATTAATATCCTATGATGACTTCAAGTTAGATGAGTTTGGATTTGAGGTCTATGATTTTCTTGAGGTGGCAGTCGTTGATGGAATAGCCTATAGCCATTACTTTACATCAGGCATTATGGGTAGACCCTGCAGTTCAGCTAAGGCAATGCTATCCAAGAAGTATATGAGTTGTGTTTGCGGACATATTCAGGATAGGGACATTGCGTATGGTCGCAGGGCTGACGGGAAGAATATGTTGGGCTTGTTCGCAGGCATTTACTACCAACACGATGAAGACTACCTAACTGCTCAGACCAATGGATCATGGCGTGGTATCTGGATACTTAACGAGGTACAAGATGGTAGCTGTGATGAATTACCAGTATCTATGAATTATCTCAGGGATAAATACCAGGGAAGATAGGCAAGTCTATACTTGTAAGCGCAAAAAACGCGCCTAGATGGATCTCTAAGCGCGTTTAATGGGTGAGGGTATGCTACCCTACAGGGCTAATCCTCAATCGCCTCTACTCCGTCTATTTGGCAGTTATGGGAATCAATTATATTATAGG